GCGTTGCTCATCATCTTCAGTGTCGTCTTGAGTGCTGTTGCTGGAGCTGCTCGGACGTACTGAGCTAATATCTGTCCAACCTGCACTGCTTCCTGCTTCTTGCCTTGACTCGTCAACTTCTGCGTAGACCCGCCAACACAGACGACAGACAATTGTGCGAAGTCTTGTAAGTTGTCCATTGGACGCCAGAATGCCGTCACATCCTGTCCAATCAGTTGATTTACAGTGTCCGCATCCATGAAACGAAGGCACAGCTGAGCTAATTTCCATCCTATATCTCCCAGTGCATCCTCGATGGCATCGAGGCGCATATCCATACGCATGTTACCCATTGTGCTATAGTAGTCGATGGCCTTGTTGGTTGTGTTCGTCTTGAACTGACCACCACGCTCAACCTCGTTGGTCGATGCAATTCGGTCGATGGATGCGTATAGATCCTGCTTGTCGAACATCTGGTTGAACGCCATGCTTGGCGGTGGGATGCTGAAGATCAGGTTCTTTGGATCTTTACCCTCAGGTACGCGTATGGGCGTAGCAGTTGCATCAGGTCCCTTGAGGATTGCCTCAGCAACCTCCTGCGTCATCCCACTCTCGGTGTCATAGAAGATGTTACGCCGTGCCCATAACAGCGCTCTACGACGTTCATCGTTGATCTCGTTGATCTGGTCCTGCTGGTCTAGGTAATAGCTAACTTCACCCTTGGCATACAGTGCAACTGGGTTATCGTGGAACCACAGCGGTGTAACTGGAAAGAAGTTCTGTAACTTGTATGGGTCGTCCCATACCCAGATGGGCCACTTCCAGTCATTGTCTGCATACATCTCGAGTCGACGGGTAACCTTATCCCACACGTACCAGACCTTAGTGCGCTTGGCCTTATCGAATGCCTCCTTGGTAGCAAATCCATACGCGTTGTAGTTGTTCTGGTCATTGTCGAACAGCGTGAAGTCCTTATCGTCTCCATTGATGCCCTGACCACCAGATCCACCAACCAGTATATGGGTCGGCTCATAGATAGACTTTACCTGCTCCGACTGTTCATCCTCAATTCCATAAATAGCGTTGATATAATCGGTAGGTAGCAAGTCCTCAATCATGAGCCAGTTGCAGTCACGTAGGTGAGGATCACACGTATCAGGGTCCATCAGGACCTGATGAGGCAATCGCATCCGCACGTATGGACCGGACGGTTGAAGGAACTCAATCTTCTCCTCTAACGCGACCAGAGCCTGCTCAGTCTCGAGAATATCCTCCGTATCATCTGCTTCGGCGAGCTGGTTAGACAGAGATAACAGGTCCGCATATGCTTGCTCACTTGACTTATCTTTAGTGACATATCCAACCTCGAACCATGCTCTGTTAGTCAGCAGTGCGACGAGGATATTGCGTTTAGCCGTAGGCTTGATGTTAACACCAGGCGCACACTTCATACCGAACAGCGTATTAATCAGCTTTTCCACACACCGAGCGAACTGATCATTCTGTTGGGTCGACTGATCATCCTGAGTTGGTGATGCAGTACATGAGACGATTGGGTTCTTAGCATACAGTTCAGGGATCTGTGCGTTGATATTACTGAACACAACGTTCTCAGTGCTGCTATACATCTCGTTCAACCGACGAGCAACATGCCTATTACCAGAAGTTCGCATGTCACCAGCAGCACGATCACGGTGATCCGCTTGATCATGATTGTAGTAGCGGATGCACTCGTCCCATGCATCGACCAAGTCCGACATTGCCTTCTGTGCGGTGTCCTTTCTTGACTTCCACACTGGACCCCGTTTAGAGGACACCGGTACACGTGATTCAGGCATTGCCTTATAGACTGGCAATTGCTGATCGGTTGATTCGTCAAGCGGCACACCAGCGTTGGCGAGCGCGCTATTGAGCGGGTCGTCCGCACCTAACGAGGTCGGGTCTATACGGTCAGGATCTTGAGTCGGGTCAAATCCACTCATTGCTGCGTCTTACCATGTGCAAGGATCGAATGTGCGATTCCTGCTGCGAGTCCAGCATGTGCAGATGATACAGCGTGCTTCGGTATATCAGCAGGCTCCTCAGGGATTCCTGCCTTCTTGTCAAGAGCAATATCCTGTGGGCTTCCTTCTTTAATTCCTCTGGCTTTATCACGCGCATCATCCTTAGCCATTGCTGCTCTGACCTCAGGGCTGTAATCAGTCTTGGCCATCATACACCTACCTATGCCTTGGTTTAACTTCCTGCTTCATTCGTTCGATCTCATGCCATGCCAACCATGCAGGTGGTTGATCGGGCTTGCCAATGAACTTGGCCAACTTAGGCCGTGGCGTCATGGCATACTTCCACATATCCATAGCATGGTCATTGCGATCAACCGGCTTATCGGTTAGCTCATCTGACGCATCACGCTGGAAGTAGTACTCGGTGATCTCATCGATGAACCACTGACACTGATTAGATACGTAGAAGTATGGTGCCTCGATCAACCCAGTCAGTGGATGCTGATGCCTAGGCATAACGCTCAGATACTGCCAGTTCTTCGCAATGCAGCTCGTAGCATCATTATTGCCACGTTGGAAAGAGATGCCCTCATCTGCAAATAGGCTTGCGACCGTTTGTCCCACTGTCCTAGCGTCTCCAGTCTTCCGCTTAAATGTGTCCGGGTCAGCGTAGACGGGTGACAATGGAAGGTGCTCGACACCATATGTCGATCGAATGTTCCCAATGGCCATAGCTGATTTCGCAACTGTCTGCTCCGCTTGTTTGAATCCATCGAGCAGGAACACATTCCCCTCATCGTCCACAAAGAAGAGTCCATAGCACGAGTCACGCATAAGCCCATGATCGTAGCCTTCCATGTATGTCGGCTCGAACCCACCTATACGCATCTGGTGCAGATACTCAATGAGCTGGTTATGATCGACGACATGCTTGGCTTCATCGAACTGTGGATAGACCAGACCCTGCAATGCGCCCCACTCACCATAAACGAACCTACGGCGCATGCTACCAGTGTAGGTAGCCAGCATCCCCTTGATGTAGTCCTCACCGACATTCTCGACGTTCTCGTATGTGCTCCCCTCGAACAACTCAATGATCGGCTTAGGTATCCCAGCATCGAGCACCGGTTGACCGTGGTCGTTCACCTCACACAACAGTTTAGGATTAAAGACGCCTTTCTCATAGTCATGAAGTGGCTTAACAATCTCCCTATAACACCAGTTGCGAGTTGGGTTGAGTGTTGCTATAAACCACCTAGGTCCAACGCGTGGCATACTGGGGTCGTCACCCTGGTATTCAGTACCCCCACGCAGACGACCCATTAGGTCCATGAAGTCCTTATGACTGAACTCAGGATCTTCAAGTTGATCAACGACGATCCAATCATAGGTAGCACTGAGAAGGTTGGACTTCGCTTCTTCCTGTTCCTTCCCTCGTTGAGCCACATACCGAAAGTTGACGGTACTACCGTTCTTAAGGATCAGCGTGTTATCATCACGCGTGGGCATCCGCTTGATCCAATGATTAGGGCACCACTGGATAAACTCTCTACGGATTGTGTCGTTGAGCTTAGGGTAGGTCGATCGAGCGATGAGGCCATTGCATCCTGGATAGTCCTTGCAAAGCCGTAGGGCTTTAACACATGCGGCTGCGGTCTTGCCATTACCGAACCCACCACCAACAAACTGCACCTTAGCAGTCGACTGGTGGAACCGGTCCTGCATACCACCTTCAGTGATACGGTAGCGTTTACTCATTCCATCTTCCCGAACAGGACAAAGATGTCGGTGGTAGCGCTAGATGTCATTGTGATCGATGTAGCGCCTGCTGGTATAGCAGCGGCGGGACCCGACGAAGCCGTGAGCGATGCATTACCGCCACCACCAGTAGAACCAAGTGCAATCTGTGAGTAGTGCGTGTACAGGTTTGCACTGTACCCACTGTTACCAGATGCATCAGTGAACTGTGGTACAGGTACAGTCACAGTTGCAGCAGCACCACCCGGTACAAGTACCTTAGCTCCAGGACTACTTACGAATGCCATCAGTCGATCTCCATGTCTATGGTCGGTGTCTGCTTAGCGTCATTCTTACGAACGATCTCAATCGTCAGCCCGCCTTCCATCTTGTGACGATGCTCGACAACATCAGAAGGACGATGACCAGCGCGATCAAGCATATCACGCGCAACCACGAGACGTTCAGGTCGAGTGCCATTATGTAGAGTGTCAACCAGTACACCTGCAGCGGTTCTAGCATGTTTCTGGAACAACCCTCTAACGTGTGCTGCCTCAGCCTCGATGATCGATGCAACGACGCTCTCGTACATACTCATGTAAGCGTCAGACTTACGCAGCTTGACAATCTGTACCTCATCGAGGTGGGTCATCTCAGCAATGTCAGTATCGTCTAGACCAAACAACGAATAGGCCATCACCACTGAGATGGCATTCATCATTTTCGGTTCTTCGAGGAGGTCGCTGATCTTACGCTTCTTCGTAACAACCAACGGCGTACTATCAACGGACGGCGGAATGCCAAAAGTAGATTCAATATCGCTACGACGAACGACACGCCCGCCAGGATATACAATCCTACCATCGGCCAACTCAAGAGGTCGCACACTTCGTTCATCGGTCATGGCCGTAGGAACCTCAATCCACCGCTTATACCTTTGCTCAATCCCTTAGCTTCAGTTGCGGTTGCAGGACTACGAGGTCCACCGAACTTGATACCAGATGGAGGCATGTTGTGCTTGGCTAGCCACTCATCAACCATCTCCTTGGTTACCCCAGGGAGGAGCTTATTCTGTAGAATGGATGACCGGATCGTCTCATCGCTCACATACGGTGAAACCTTAACATCAGGAGCTGGAGGTTCGAGTCTAGCACGGACATCAGGACCAGGAGGTGCAGTTGCTTTGTCGAGTGCAGTGTCTAACGGAGTGTTAGCGCCTGGTGTACGGGTTGGTTCTCCGCCTGATCGTTCAGCTTGAGCTGCACCGGTTGATCCGGCAGGTCCAGTCTCACCGGTAGATGAGAGAGCGGGACGTCGAACTTCACCAATACCTGTTGGGTTAACGTCGATGACACGACCACTCGGATCGATGGTTTTGTTCCTGCCCACATATTCAGTTGTACCATCAGGTTTCATGATGACGCCAGAGTCAGTAGCAGCAACGCTAGTACCGGGGGCAGTAGTAGTACCTCCTCTATTCCTCATTGCCCGACCAGCAAGTATAGCTGCACCAATACCAGTACCAGCGAGTGCAGCAGGTAATACCCAATCGCTACCACTGCCACCTGATGGTTGAGCAGATGTAGTCTGGCTACCGGGTTGAGCTTGTCCGGTCGATGAACCGGGTGCACGGTTACCTCCGCTCGACGTGCCGGTTGTGCGTGTAGTAGTCGGCGCAGTTGCGGTAGGCGGTCCTTGATTCACAAGCCCAGGAATGGTGCTGGGATCACGTGCATTAGCCTCGAGAGCCAGTCTAACATTCTCACTGGTCCGTGGTAGGCCCTTGCTTTGTAGATACTTGAGCACCAGTGCAGTGGGTGATGCCTGATCCATGTTAGTGGCAACATCAACGTCACCAGCTGCGCGGGTTAATGCTTGGTCGACTGCTGGGGTTACACCAGATCGGGGACCAGATGGGCCACGAGCTACAGGTCTAGCAGACCCAGTAGGAGCACCAGCACCCGATGTAGGTGGGGTAGCAGCATTAGCACCAGGAGCGAATGGTAGACTGCCACCACCGACTATAATCTGGCCTACGTTAGGTCTATCGGGATCGAGTGTAGCTAAATCGGTGGGAGGAGCACCAGGATTACGGTTAGTGAACAGCGTACCACCAGCAGCAGCATTCTGACCGGCAGCAATTGCCTCATTGGGATCAGGTGCGGCCCTACGAATAGCAGAACCAGGGGGAGGCGGGGGCGGTGGAGGTGGGTTAGTAGGTCTAAACGCTGTTAGTTGCAGCATTACAACTTCAGATGAGCAATTCAGTCGTGGATCTACCTCAACGTCAGGAAGACGGA